TGTCCAATAAGGTGGAGTCACTATAGCCATCTCTGTAGGCTCTGACTTCATGCAAGTACAGGAAACCGTTTCGTTGGGAGATAAAAGCTGCTGCTGTTTCATCTGTACCACGACCCGATGGATCAACGCTGCAGATTGTTTCGGTGTAAGGTCCCCAATCTCCTTGGAGTTGCATTGGAGAGTAGAAATAATCTCCAGGTAGACCAACAGTTGGGAGGTCTTTGATGACATTTCTTGGGTCGCTACACCAGACGACGGCATCAGGAGCAGAGGTAGGGTTAACAGAGGTAACCACAAGGTCAGCCATCTTAAGTGGGAACTTCTCAGCATCACTAAGGGAGGTATCGAGTTGGAACTGCAACATGAAGTTGCTACGACCCATAGCAGCTTCACGTTCCAATAGGTCATCATTACTGAATCGATCGGGGTCTGTTACTTCCCACTCTTCAACACCTTGATCAATGTCCTCAACGATCTGTGGGGCTAACAGTCCTTCGTATTGACTGAGCTTCTCTTTACGAGGGTAACGAGAAGGCCACACAAAGGGACGGTAGTTACGCTCAGCAAGCTTACGGTAGATGGTGAAGGTTGTCTGTGGTGTACCGAGGTACATGATACGACTATCTTTCTTTGGTGTAAGGATGGACTCAGCTTCAGTACAGAGTTGTAGGAGTTTCTCTCGCATTAACTCTGTCATGGAGTTACCAGGAACTTCCACGTCGTCTAGCACCATCAAATCAGCTCGGCTACCCGTCAACTGTCCAGTCACACCAACGCTTTTAACTGACGGAGCTTGGTGAGGTGAGCAGTTAACGTCAAAGGAGATACGAGACCATCTAGCGTTATCATCTCTAGGGGCCATGTGCTTAAGCCAAGCAGTCTCCATGATCAGCTTCTGACAGAAGATCGAAAAGTTGTCAGCCCTTTCTTTGGAAGCTGAGATAACCATGATCTTCTTTTCAGAGTCGTTAAACAGGGTCCACAGCACGAAGGCTGCAGTAATCCAGCTCTTACCGACTCCACGAAAGGCCTGAACTTGCAAACGTTTAGGCCCATGCTGTAGGTAGTCGGCAATAGCGTATTGAGCACGGGTAGGAGTAGGGAGCCCTAGCTCACCCCACATTGCTTGGAGGAAGATCTTGAAGTCACTTCTAAGCAAGCTGAGAGTATCATTTTCAGCTCCTCTATTGTTGAATCGTTTTTGATTCTGTTCATCCGATAGCTGATTAGCCATACGTTGTCTTCTGTGTAACCTTTAGTGGAATCGATACGGTCTAATGAGGGGGAGTTCTCCTGTGGCTTCCCGTGTCCACGTTCCCAAAGGAGAGACACACCACTGATTGGACAAGTGTCTGTATAAAGCGAGTAGAGAAACTCGATAGAAAGGGTGTGCTCAACGCCTCGCTTCTTAGCCCTTTTGCGAGAGTCCCATAGCATATTCTGAAGAATAGCCTTAACGGCATCAGAGCTGTTCAATTTTTCCCGGCAACGCTGAGTGGCCTCTCTCTGCTTCTCTGCGGCGTGATGGGGTAAATATGGCATTATGTACCTAAGTGGATGGGTAGACCCCCCACAGAGGCTTCTGGAGGGGTCTGGTGGGGGATTAGTCGGCTAGTTTAACGCCCCTACCAGGGACATAGGTGTTGTGAATGCGTTCGACCATACCAATACGTTTAGTCATATCTCTAAGCTGTGTAGCAGGGTCCCCAGGACGTATTCGTTGAGCTGGGTCATAGGCATGACCAAAGAGTGCTGGGATATTGAGGGAAGCATTCTTAGCAGTCATAAACCCATTACCTGATTGGGCTCTACCGATAGAGTTTTGACCGTTTAGGTATTTAGGTTTGATGTATTTAAGGAAGTGATCCAGGAGGTTCTCTGCTTTCTTTTGCTTAGCAACAGCAGCAGGTGCATTCCTAGCTGGACTCACTTTTAGGGATTGGTTAGGCATTACACTCCTTGAATAAGAGAGACACTAGGAAGACTCATTCCAGGGTGAATACGAATAGCATCAGGAGTAGAGTTTTGCAGTTTACGAATTTGTTCCAATGGAGATGGAGTCCAGGTTTTACCATTCCATACAACAGGTTTACCGTTTAGGGTAGCTGCAGTTCCAACAGGTCTAGCTGGTTTTTTACCAGCAATAGGTTTAGGTTTAGCTGCAGCAGGTTTAATAGGTTTAGGTGTAACTACTGTTGTAGTAGGTGTTACCTTTGTCTTAGTGGATAGGTTAGCGATTAGTACGACGCTTCCTGATCTCTTCCATCAGGTTCTTAGACTTCTGTGCTGCAGACTTCTTAGGATCATTAGGAGAGGCAGGCTTAGCTGGAGCAGCAGGAGCTGCTGGACCTTGTTTAATTTGTGCCTTATTAGCGTCTGACTTAGCACGTTCTAGGTCTTCACGTTGAGCACGTTCCTTAGGGGAGTCACCCTTTTGATACCCGAAGGTCTTTTGCATCAAGGGGTTGTACTTCTTAGGATCTTTGTTACGTGCGTATTCATCACCGTTAGCTACAGGACCAATATTGCTGGATGAGGCCTTAGAGGAGCTAGAAGGCACCTTCTCTGCAGGTGGGGTAGGAGCAGACCTACGAGCAGGTGCAGGGGTGCTAGCGGGGCTGCTAGAGGGGGCTGGTGAGGCTTTAGCTTTAGGCTTAGCTGCAGACTTCAGACGACCAGTATTACCGTCATAGACATTACCCTGTGCATCAGAGTAGTCAGCTACTTTAGGTTTAGAGGTAGACTTAGCTGCTGGTTTAGCTGCAGGCTTAGCAGCAGGCTTAGGCTTATTGTATTTGTTTAGTTCTGCCTGACGAGCAGAGCTACCAGCACCAGGACGAGGACGCTTAGCTTCTGCAGCTAGACGCTCCTGTTCTTTCTTTTTACGTGCTTCTACTTGAGCTTTAGTAGGTTGCATAATTAGTTAATATGCGATAGAATGAGGGATTCTCGGGGTGTGATTCCAAAAGTGGCTCTCATCCATTGGAGCCAGTTGTTACTGCCTTTACTCTGATTGCACTTACGACAGGAGGGTACAAGATTTGATGTAAGAGTAGGACCGCCAAGACATCTAGGCTTGACGTGATCCAAGGTAAGTTCGTCAGGTTCATACTTTTGACCACAATAGACACAATTAAAATCAAAGGCTTCTTTAATCGCACGACGGTGTAGCTTCTTGGCTTCAGAGCTTGTCATCGTTATTAGGTTGTGGAGGTAGTGTTCAGGACTAGGCAGTAAGGGGGTCATTTCTTAGGGGCGTACTTCTTACCAGTTCTTGGGCGCCTACGATTGGCAGAAGGGGACTCAAGCCTCCCCTTGTTAGGGCCTGTGTGGGAGGCATCCCTCCCGTCTCCATTGCCGTAGGTACCTAGTTTCCTATTGAGCTGGTTAGCTTCAGTACGGATCTTTAGACCGTCCTTTGTCTTGTTGTATTTAGCCTGTTGCTTAAGGCGACGCTTACGAGCAGCAGGGTTCTTCTTGTAGTATTCAGACGTGCTGCCTGCCATAGAGCCTCCGCTGTACTAACTCAGGATCTACTTTTGGCATAACTGTCGCTAGCTTGTCCAGCGCATTACCCTCAAACGCCACTCCCGAAATATCATTCTTAGATAACCAATCGCAACATGCCTTTAGATCTGCCGTGGAAGCTTCTCCAGATTTGATGCGACGGAGAAACTCTTCTGTTACTAGGTTATGTAATTGGTTGAAGGAGTCTTCAGTTGCCTTTTTATGTTGTGCCATAATGTCCGTTAGTGTACAGGTACTGCGCCGCCTTTAGCAGCGTTTCTGGGTTATCAAAGAAGTTACCAAGGCCTGTGTTACAGGTAGAGCACAACAGTCCTCTTACCTCGCCAGTTTGGTGGTTATGATCTACTACAAAACGTTTGTGATGACAGTTAGGTGTATCTGTTCCGCAGATTTTACACCTACCACCTTGTTCTTCAACCAATTGGTCGTAGTCCTCAAGGCTGAGCCCGTACTTAGTTTTATAGAGATATTCCCGATGTTTATCAGGGTTTTTCTTGTAGCGTTCCTTTTGATCAGCGCTTCGGCATTCTTTGCAGATAGCTCTACGTCGCTCCTTACCTTTATCCTTGTAAGTATGGAACTGATCTAACTCCTTCTCTAACCCACACTTAGTGCAGGTCTTCTCCATAAAGTTGTTCTACTCTTTGTCGGTATTCTTCGATTGTTATAGCTTTAGCGTTCAACAGTTGGTTCAATATACCCACTCTAG